GAAACCGATACATATGACTATTATTATTTACATCATCAAAAAAAACCATCTAATATGGTTAAAAAACTTCAAGGAGCCATAACATGGTTATTAAAAAATAGAGAATTTGATTATATTTTAAGAGTTGACGATGGCACCTATGTTAATTCATTTGTTTTAGAGAAATATTTTAATGAAATTATTGATAAAGACATTATATGGTCCGGACAAGGTGGTGGTGGAGGAATGTTCTTCAGTAAAAAAATATGTGAAGAAATTTTAAATATACATGACGAAACTAATCATTTGGAAGATGCTACATTAATGCAACACTTTTCAAAAATACCTGAAGTTAAATTTCATACAATTGATACCATGTCTGCTTTTTATAATTTAGGTGAAAAAAATTTAACAATTCATTATTCAACAGGTAAACGAATGTATTATTGTGATTTTATTATTAGTAATTACTATAATAATTTAAAATCTAATAGAAAAGTTATTCTAAATTATGAATGGTCTTCAGGTATTGAATTAAATACTAATAGAGTTAGCGGTACAGAAGGTAAGACAGGTGCCTGGTATGGGTTAGACCGAGATAACAATAATTGGGAATACTATGGTGGTTACGCTAGAAGTATATCTGATATATATGATAGAACAATAACATATGGTGATGAAGTTATACAAAATCTATGTGTTTTTAATTTTAAAAATCCCCATGACCTAAAAATTGAAAACACATTTAATAATTTACTTAAAACAATAGTAAAAGACGGTGAAATTAATATCTTTTTTAGTTTAAATGATGGTGTTATTATTAATGAAAATACCTATAATATTATTTTAAAAATGATTAAAAATTTAAATTATGAATATGAAATTTTAAATGATGTGAATTTTAAAGAATACACTCAAGCGCAATATATCCAACCGGACGAAAAAGGATTAATTATTAGAATTTTAAAAACAAATAAAATTAAAAAAATTTACATCGCACAATATTACACAAGTAATTTAACTCATGGACCATTTGCTGAAAAAATAAATAAAAAATATTGTGATGAAAATGGATATGGATATTTTTGTGAAAAATCAAATCAAACAATAACGGATTACATAAATGGTGCGGCACCTACTTGGTACAAACCAAAGTTAATATTAGACGTTATTGAAAATTTTGACCCTGAATATATACTATTTTTAGATACGGATGCTATAGTATCAGATTTTAATATTAGAATTGAAGAATTTATTGATAAAGATTATTATTTTATCGCCTCATTAGATGAAAGTACTCATAGTTTAATGAACGCCGGAGTATTTTTAATAAAAAATAATGAATGGGGTAAAAAATTTCTTAATGATTGGGCTCTTTGTTGTAAAAACTTAAAACCTATTGATTGTGAATTAAGACCTGAAGTTGGTGAACATGATTTAAATCATGAAGGATTTTATTCTAATAGATTATGGATGGACCAAACCGCATTAACTCATTTATATAAAGATAGAGGTGAGTACGTTAGTAAAATGAAAATTATTTCAAATAGAAGTTTTAATTGGAAACAATATAACGATAATAATTTTATTTTTCATGCGTATGCGTATGGTAGTATTAAAAATAGAACTATAGATAAGATTCATAATGAAATTTTTAATATAAATGAAAATTATGATTATTCAAAATTAAGTGGTTTAGCTGAAAAATATACGACAGATAAACATTATGGACATGATTTTTTTGATAAAGTTTATCAACTTGAATTTGATAAAATCAAAGAATCTGCAAAAAAAGTTGTTGAATTAGGTGTTCATGAAGGACAATCAATTAACATATGGAGAGAATTTTTCACTAATGCGGAAATAATAGGTATTGATTTTGAAATGAATAGAGCTAATATTGATGATTTTAATCGAGTTAAATTATTAGAATTTAATGTTAATGTTGGTAATACTTTAATCGAGTTTTCAAATGATAATGTGGATATAGATTTATTTATTGACGATGGAAGTCATGCAATGAAAGACCAACAAGTTGTTTTTGCTAAATTATTTAAAAGTATAAAAAGTGGTGGTATATACATATTAGAGGATTTACATACAAGTGTTAGTGTAAAGAATGATGTTAATTCAATATGGAAATCTGAAAAAAATACGATAACACTTGATATGTTAGAAATGTTTAATAAAACAGGTAAAATAGTTTCAGATTATATGACAGATGAAGAATGTGATTATCTTGAAAAAAATATTGAATCGTGTGAAATTTTTAAACTTAAACCTGAATGGAGTTATACCAGTATAATTAGAAAAAAATAATATGAATAGTAATGTGACAATAGTTACCGGTCTTTGGGATTTAGGTCGCGGTAATCTTGATGGGTGGGGTAAGAGAGATTTTTCAAATTACAAGACAAAGTTTTTTGAAATGTTAGAGACAAATGCTCAAATGTGTATTTGGATTCCCCAAGAATTAGAAGATGAAGTATTAAAAATTAGAGGTAATAAACCTACTAAAATTTTTATTAAAAATGTTGAGGATTTTGAATCTTGGAATCCTTTTTTTGACGATATTGAAAAAATTAGGTCACAAGATAATTGGAGAAATTTTGCGGGATGGTTATCCGAATCTCCCCAAGCTGAATTAAAATATTATAATCCAATGATGTTTACTAAATTTTTTATGTTAAATGACTCCGCAATTATAAATCCGTTTAATAGTGATTATTTCTTTTGGGTTGATGGTGGATTAACTAACACCGTTAATAAAGGTTATTTCAGTCATGACAATGTTTTGGATAATTTGGAAAATTATGTTCGTTTCAACAATAATAAATTTATTCAAATATCATATCCTTATGATGGTAATGAAGAGATTCATGGATTTGAAAGAAAAGCTATGGCTCGTTACTGTAATACCGATTACGTTAGTTATGTGTGTCGAGGCGGTTTTTTTGGTGGGAGTAAAAATAACATTCACCAAATGAATGACTATTATTATTCAGTAATGCACGATACGTTAAAAGAAGGGTTAATGGGTGCCGATGAATGTTTATTTACAATACTTTCTTATAAACATAAAGATTTAATATATAGATTTGAAATTGAGGGTAATGGTTTAGTTTGGCCTTTCTTTGAAGAGTTAAAAAAATATACAAAAGATTTTGTACAAAATAATAAACCTCAAATCAATACAGATAATGTTGGTTTATATGTGATAACTTTTAATTCTCCAAAACAATTTGAAGTGTTAATTCAATCTATGTTGGATTATGATAAAGATTTTGTTGAAAAACCTAAAAAATATTTATTAAATAATTCGACCGATTTATCAACAACTCCAAGATATGTTGAGTTATGTGAACAATATGGGTTTGAACATATTAAGAAAGATAATATCGGTATAGTTGGTGGACGTATCTTTGTTGCTGACCACTTTGATAAAACAAATCACGATTATTATTTTTGGTTTGAAGATGATATGGCATTTTATCCTAACAAAAATGAAACATGTAAAAATGGGTTTAACAGATGGGTATCCAATTTATATAAAAAATCTTTAGAAATAGTAAAAAAAGAAAATTTTGATTTTTTAAAACTTAATTTTACTGAATTTTTTGGTGATAATGGTACTCAATGGAGTTGGTATAATGTTCCACAAGATTTTAGACAAAGACATTGGCCCGATAATCCGAGATTACCTGAACATGGGTTAGAACCTAATTCACCTAAAACAAAATTTGAAAATATTAAATCTTACGATGGATTACCATACGTGACAGGTGAAGTTTATGTATGTAATTGGCCTATTGTTGTAAGTAGAGAAGGAAACTATAAATGTTTTTTAGAAACTAAATGGGCTCACCCTTTTGAGCAAACTTTAATGTCTTATGTTTATCAAGAAACTGTTATGGGAAATATTAAACCTGGGTTATTATTATTAACTCCAACAGAACATGATAGATTTGACCATTATGATGGTTCGTTAAGAAAAGAAAGTTAATTTGTTTATTTTTGGAAAGCAAAGTATTTATAAATAAAAACAATAGATGGATTTTTTTATAAAGAAAAACGCAACCTTACCGGTACTAAAGTTACAAGTGGTTAAAGACGGAAGAAGTGACTATAATAAGTTTATGGATATGATTGAAGAATCGGCCATTTTCTTCTCAATGGTTGACGTAGAAACCGGTATTCCAAAAATAAGTTCAAGACCCGCAGGGTTTGTTGAAAAAACTTTTGTTGATTTAAACTCCGGTCCTGAATATTACATTTACTATCAATTTACTCCAAGAGATACTAATAGAGTTGGTAGATATGCCGGTCAGTTTATGTTAAGAAATTCTGATGGTGTTCTTATATTACCAATACGTGAAGAATTATTTATTAATGTTCAAGATTCGTTTATTGCGGATGATTTAGTTTATGATAGTTGTTACGTGTCAGAATTTCCTTGTTGTATTAATGGACCTTATACTACAACAACAACTACAGAATGTTGTCCTTGTACTACAACTACTACCACAATTAATCATACTACAACCACAACCACAACAGTTCCTGTATTATCTGAAGTTAATATGGGTTCAGGTATTTATGATGATATTGGTCATTTATTTATTGATTTTATTGCTGACGGACCTCAACTAATTAAATGTATTGTTGAAGATTATGTATTAGCCCCTCCTTTTTATATTATTGGTGGTGAGAATTATTATATGTACACCCCATTACAAATAGGTGGAACAATTTATAGTGACCCTAATGGACAAACAATTTCATTGATTAATGATGGTAGTTATGTTACTCAAGTAAACGGATATCAAGTAATTACCGTTTTTAATTCTATAATCACCGGAATTGTTAATTTTAATAATTTACTTCCATGTCATTAATCTAAAATTGATTTATTAATTATTATCTTTTATATTTATAGAAACAAGACAAACCTGATTTAAAATCGGAGCGAATATGTCATTCTAAAAAATATAAAATGGTAACACAAGAAGAAATTAAAGCATTCCTTGAGGGGAATGACCCTGAAGAGCACATCGTTGCAATCGAGTATGATTACGCATCGGATGCTATCTACAAAATTAAAGAAATCCCTGGTCAGGGAAAGATAATCAAAAAAGACACATTTACGGCATTTGCTTGGGTTGGGGACTTAAGAGATTTGAATTTTTATTCAAAATCTAAAGACCAACAAAAAGAGGCGATGAAGAAACATGGTATTATCATTGATAAATTAGAAACCAAAGGTAATGAGAGATTAGAAAAAGGTCTTAAGTTTATGGTTAAGTCAATGAAAGGGTATCGTTCACTTATTCAATTCTTTAGAGATGGTGGTGTAGACCCATGGGGTGAAAAAACAAAAGGTAAATTAACGGTACTTCCACCGGTAGAACAATTCCTTATTTCAAGAGAGAAAAGATTATTCAAAGGATATGAAGAGTATAACGACATAACTAGACTCGGATTTGACTTGGAGACGACTGCTTTAGAACCTAAAGATGGTCGTATATTTATGATTGGAATCAAAACTAATAAAGGATACCAAAAAGTTATTGAGTGTGCTGATGAAGACCAAGAACGTAGAGGGTTGGTAGAATTCTTCAAAATTATTGATGAACTTAAACCTTCAATCATTGGTGGATACAACTCAGCAAACTTCGACTGGTTTTGGATATTTGAAAGATGTAAAGCACTTAACTTGGACATCAAAAAGATTGCAAAATCTTTAAATCCTGCAAGACCTATCGGGCAAAAAGATGGTATGTTAAAACTTGCGAATGAGGTTGAGAGATATTCTCAAACTCAATTATGGGGTTATAATATCATTGATATTATTCACTCTGTTCGTAGAGCACAAGCAATCAACTCAAGTATTAAATCTGCAGGGTTAAAGTACATTACTCAATATATTAAAGCTGAAGCTCCTGACCGAGTTTATATTGACCATTTAGATATTGGTCCGATGTATGCTAAAAAAGAGGAGTATTGGTTAAATGTTGAGAATGGAAAATACAAGAAAGCGGATAATCCCGCCTTTGATAATTTGGACACAAGATTTCCGGGTAAATACTTAAAGGTAACAGGTGATAACATTGTAGAGAGATATCTTGACGATGACTTGGAGGAAACGCTGACAGTGGATGATGAATTCAACCAAGGAACGTTTCTATTAGCGTCAATGGTACCAACAACATATGAAAGAGTTTCCACGATGGGAACTGCCACATTATGGAGAATGATTATGTTAGCTTGGTCATATAAGAATAAACTTGCAATACCTCAAAAAGAAGATAAGACCGACTTCGTAGGAGGACTTTCACGACTACTTAAAGTTGGTTACTCTACCAATGTACTTAAACTTGACTACTCGTCTCTATACCCATCTATTCAGTTGGTTCACGATGTGTTTCCCGAGTGTGATGTTATGGGGGGAATGAAAGGTATGTTAGCTTACTTCCGTAATGCTCGTATTATGTATAAAAACTTGGCGGGTGAGTTCTATGAAACTGACCGTAAAAAGTCCTTATCATATGACCGAAAACAATTACCGATTAAGATATTCATTAACTCGATGTTTGGGGCGTTATCCGCACCACACGTTTATGAATGGGGGGATATGTTTATGGGTGAACAGATTACTTGCACCGGAAGACAATATCTCCGTCAGATGATTAAGTTCTTTATGAAGAAAGGATATACACCACTAGTAATGGATACCGATGGTGTCAATTTCTCTAAACCTGAAGGATGGGAGAATAGACGTTACATTGGTAAAGGTTTGAATTGGAAAGTTAAAGAAGGTGAAGAATATACCGGAGATGATGCCGACGTTGCGGAATTTAACGATATGTTTATGAGAGGTGAGATGGCGTTGGATACCGATGGTACTTGGCCATCTTGTATTAATTTGGCTCGTAAGAACTATGCGGTTATGGAGGCGAGTGGTAAAATTAAACTTACCGGTAATACTATTAAATCTAAAAAACTTCCATTATATATTGAGGACTTTTTAGATAAAGGTGTAAAATTATTATTGGAGGGTAAAGGACAAGAATTTATTGAATGGTATTACGAATACTTACAAAAAATATACGATAAAGATATTCCTCTTATGAAGATTGCTCAGAGAGCGAAAGTTAAGTTATCTATTGATGATTATAAAAAAAGATGTGGTATGAAAACTAAAGCCGGTTCATTAATGAGTAGAATGGCTCATATGGAATTGGCAATCAAACACGATTTAAAAGTATCATTGGGTGATGTTATTAGTTATGTTAACAATGGACTTAAAGCATCACATGGGGATGTTCAAAAAATTACCAAAAACAATTACACTAAAAAAGAATTGGATTTATTTACATCAGTAAATGGTATGGAACCTGAAGATAAATCAACCTCAACAATACAACTTAATTGTTATATGTTAGACCAAACCGAAATTGAAAACAATCCGGATATGAGAGGTGATTATAATGTTGCAAGAGCAATTGCAACATTTAATAAAAGAATTGGACCGTTATTGGTTGTGTTTAAAGAAGAAGTTAGAGAACAATTAATTGTAACTAATCCTGAAGATAGAGGATTCTTTACTAAAGAACAATCTGAACTTATAAATGGTGTTCCATTTAAAGAAGGTGACCAAGATAGATTAAAAGAGGATGTGTTAGATATTAGTGAGGGTGAAATTAAATATTGGGAAAAACGAGGAATGAGTCCTGATTACATTTATGACTTAGCGTCTGAAGGATGGGAAGAGTTTATTAATTAAAACAAAAAAGGTGTCATATTCGACACCTTTTTTTATTCTAATTTTAAACCATCTGATGAGACGATGTACCAATTATTTTCTAACATATAAAATTCAACACAAGCTCCCCAATCAATAAATATTTCATCATAGTATTCATCAATTTTACCAGAACTTGGTCTAATGAATACTTTGGTTAATGCTTTAATAATAATATGTTCTGTTGTATTAGAATCTAATATTATATTACAAGATTCAACATCTTTAATTACAAGTAGAATTTCCCCATTTGTTCTATAATCGGATTCGGTAATAATTTTTTTCATTGGTATTAATTCAGTTTCTTCAGTAGTGTCTATCTCGATTAAAGTATTACCTAAAAATCGTCTATCGTTAATTGTTTTTCTTGTTAATCTTTGAGTTACGGTATTCATAAATTATATTACATAAATTTGTCTTGGCATTGCTCTGAATTTAAGTTGTTTGTTTAAATTTTCCGCAATTAATGCTTCACGTTCCATCATTTTATCAGGTCGTAATCTTTCTAATCTTAATTTCAATTCTTCTTCAAGTTTTGATTTTTCATCTTTACCTTCAGTTGCTAAAGTGGCGTAATCCATCGTTAACTCACTATCAGGTGTTTTAATGTTACCACTAAATTTACCTCTAACTCTCGATAACGTTTCTTTACAATAAGCGGTGAACCATCTTCTAACAAATTGTTGTGAAGGATTATTTAAATCAATCCAAGACATTGAATCAATTGGAACATCCGATGGTAATTTAATAATATCCGGATTGTTTTTTAAACAATTATCTCTATCTGCAGGACCAACATCATAATACCAATACCAAACTTTACCTCTAGCCATTTGTTGATTACCAAAATCAAATTTACCACCAGGAGTATTCATTAAGTGAAGGGCTTTTTTACCTTCAGGTAATGCTGTTATGGTATAAGTTAAATCCCCCGCGATAATTCTTCGTTGGATATTAATCTCTTGCATTCTTAATAACATATCAAATGCTGGCATCATAAAATATGAACCTGACGCACCCATTTGAGCGAAACCACCCGGTCCACCAAAACCACCACCACCTAAACCACCAAAAGTCCATGGGTCAAATAGAAGTCCGTTTAATGTTGATGGAGTAAACCATAACACTTCATTTATTTCTCGGTTTGCAGGGATTTCATATATTTGTTGGTTTGGAACTAACTGAACAAAATCTTTCTTTAATACCCAATCACCTCCGGCTTGTAATCCAACAATTTTAGAGTATGCGTAAGTATATCTTGTTTCCCAATCTAAACTTTTAGTGATGAATGCTCTTGATAATGATTCAGTATCTAAATTTAAGTTGTATAAAGAAGTCCATTGAGATTCAATTAACCAATCTTGGATATATTGTGAATAGTCACCAATAGATAATTCTAATAAACTATCCATCTGTTCGTCTTCTAATTCAATACTTCTTAATGGGGCACCAAGTAAGTGTTTAATTCTTGTATATAATTTAGTTCTTTCCGGTTCCGGTATAATTGCAGTTTGGTATGTTGCACCAGTTAATATTGCCATAACGTTTTTATTTTATAAATATCAACTTAATGTATAAATCAGGTCTTCTTTAGGGAAAATAAACTGACCGTCCATTATTTTTGAATGTTTATTGTCAAAGACCAAAACTTCTTTATTATTACGAGTAAAAATTAACCAATCCGTTGAGTATCGTTTAACATTTCCTGTTCCTAAAATCATTATTGAATCTTTAATTTCTTTTTCACCGGTAAATGGTTTAATTTGTGCAGTTTTTTTAACACCATCAACAATTACTTCACAATCAACACCACCAATCATATCTTCTTTACTCCCAAGTTTACCGATAGCATTAACGTTATCATTACCAAATTGTTTTTTTAATATTTCAATAGTTTTATCTTCTCTTGATTGTCCCCAACTATTAGTTTGGGTTAAAACTTTCATAAGATTTTGGAATGTGGATGATTTTTGTGAGAATATTCTAAATTTGTATTCGTCTAAAACGTCAACAAGTTTTCGAACTTCACTTATTTGTTCAAATGGTTTTAGGCCAATCATTTTTATTTCAGGTAATTGTTTGGATATTAAAACTTGATTAACATCATTAAGTAAAACACAAAAACAACTATAGTTTGTGTTTAGTTTATTTAAAACTGAACGACCTTGAGTTTCTAAATCATATACTCCGGCAACTTCACCTTCGGCATATTCGTTATTTCCATAATAGTTGTCGGGAAAAACTTCTTTTAACATTCTGTTAATTCCGTCTTTGAAGATTGTTTTAACTTTTGGATTGATGTTGAATACCATACGAATCGCCTCATTCATTTCTCTACTACATCTTTCAGATTTACCTTCAGAAATAACAGATTTTAATTCAGCACTTTCATTTAATTTATTATCCACTCTCATTGTGTATAATTTGTTAACAAATTCCCAATTTACACATTTCCAAAAGTTTTTAATGTAGTCATCTTTTTTGTTTCTGTATTTTAGGTAGTAGGCGTGTTCCCATAAATCTAATCCTAAAATTGGGTATCCACCATCTTCAACTACATTCATTAATGGATTGTCTTGATTTGCGGTAGATACAATTTTTAAGGTGTTTCTTTTTGTTAGGACTAACCAAACCCATCCTGAACCGAATCTATCTTTTGCAATAGTTTCAAATTCTTTTTTGAAGTTGGCAAATGTATTAAAATCTTTTTTGATTTGTTTGATTACATCACCATTTGGAGTTTGAGTTTTTGGTGATAACATTTTCCAAAATAATGCGTGGTTAAATGCTCCTCCTGCATTATTTCTTATAGTTTTATTAAATCTACTGATAGATTTAACTATTTCTTCAAGTTCTAAATCACCATAATCTTTGTTTTTAAGAGCGGCGTTTAGTTTATCTACGTAACCTTTATAATGTTTGTTATAATGGTAGTTCATTGTTTCAGCATCAATAAATTGCTTTAGTGCTGAATAGGAATAAGGTAATTTATCGATTCCTATCTTTTTCATCTCATTAAGAAAGAGTGTTTCATTTTCTTGTTTTTCAACATTTTGAATCTCTTCCGTAATGAGTTTGATTTTATTTTCAATATGTTTCATTCGGCTTGTTATTTATTTCTTATAAATATCTCAACAAATAGATTATCTTCGGGTGTTGATTTTATTCATAAGTTCTTCAATGAAGTCACCACTCTCACCAATGTTATCTCCCATAACCGTTCCGATGTTTTGTTTCTTCATATTAACCATATCATAAATTATCCCTTCTATGGTATTATCAAAGATTGGGTAATAAACTGATACCGAATTTTTTTGACCATATCTGTATGCTCTATCTTCAGCTTGAGATAAATCTCCCGGAACAAATGATAGGTCATTCATAATAACTGCTTCAGCGGCGGTCAATGTGATTCCAACACCGGCAGCTTTCACGTTTCCAATGAACACTTTAATTTTTTCGTTTTCTTGGAATTGGTCAACAGCGTATTGTCGTTGAGGTTTTGCCGTTGAACCATCTAATTTAACCGCCGATTTACCAAAGTGTTCGGAGATTTTATTTAGAGTGTCAGTAAAGTTAGTAAAAATAATAACTTTCTTACCTTGTTCTATAATATTTTCAGCAAGTTCGATTGTGTCTTTAATTTTTTCTTCAGCAATTACTTGACGAACTTTCATTAGTTTACTGAACTGAACCGTTAATGATGTACTTTCATCCGGATTCTTATCATACCAATCGTAATACTCGCCCATTAACCCT